CCCCGGCTCACCCGGTAACTCACGCAGCGGAATGCTTTTCATGCCAGTCCGATGATCCTAGAAATGAATGTCATGTCAATAGCGTCCAGGGCCGTGTCGAGATCCGCAATGGCGCTCTTGATCAAGGTTTCCTGGGAAGCGTCGAAGTAATACGGGGCAGCCTTCAGGTCCACGGTATCTAGCCAGTTGTGATCCTGGCCGACAGTCAGCTTGTTCTGAGAGAACGCCCGCAGATGCTGGCCGATAATCTGGTTCACGGCAAACGCCGTCTCGGGCGCAGTGCCAACCGTAGCGGGCGGGGGCGGTGGATCGGTGGGAACGGTCATGCGCTTCTCCTTTATGCCGTGGTCGTGTCGGTGATCAGGCCATACGCAACGAGCGCGGCGATGACCGAACCGAGCGCGGCGTTGCTGCCCTTGGCTCCAGACACGGTGGCCTTTGTCGAGCCCGCCGCGCCGAAGAACGAAAGCCCCGCGCCGCCAGGTGGGCAGACAAAGACATAGCCGTCATTGCGGACGTAGAACAGGTTGGCGGGAGTCGAGTTCTGAATCTGCAACGCGAACTGCGCGCTAGTGTTCGTCGCGCCCCGCAGCAAGAGTGTTGTTCCGGCGAATGGGACCACGCCCATACCCACGAGGCCATCGAACTGCGACGTGCCTTGATTCCACAACCCAATGTTGGTCGTGCTCGCTCCAGACTGCGCGGCGATAGCAATGCCGAAGGCGTTGCCGATACCGGCCTTGCCCTGGTTCTCCACCAACACGCCGGTCATGGTGGTGATGGCACTCCCCGCGCCGAGTGTTGGGCTATACGCGTGCAGCGCTCGGCCAACGCCCATCGTGAACGCCGCCGCCGCCGTCACCACTCCGGCAATAATCCCCTCGCCTCCTCCGGTAGCCGCTGCGTTGAATGACGGAAATGCGTAGATCCCGTACTGCGTGCTGCTGGTCAATGTTGACGGTTGGACATTGATGCCAATGGTCGTCGCCGGCGGCGTGCCAACCCCAACCGAACCATCCAGCTGCGACGTGCCCAAATTCCGCAGGCCGATGTTGCTGCCGCTCGCGCCGGACGGGGCGTTGATGTAGATGCCGTAGGCGTTGGTCACGCCGGCCGAGCCCATGTTGTGCAGGTAGATCCCAGCGGTGTTGGTGACCAGGCTCGATCCCTGGATGGTCGGGGAATTGGCGCGCAGCCCGATCAGCCAGGGAATGGTGAACGAGGCGTTCTGCGTCTGCATCTTCGTCTCGATGGCCTCGGCCCAGGTGCTGGCCGACGAAGGGGCCTCGATGTGCGAGACGAACACCGACTGGACACCGCCGCCGGAGGTTCGGCCGGCAGCGATGAACATACTCTCGGTGACGTTCGAGTAGCCGACGAAGTTATCGACTACGCACACGTTGCCGTAATGCGCGCCGCCGTTCATGTACAGCGCCCACTGCGCCTGCGGCGTGGCCCCGATGGCCACGTTGCCGGTGAGCGTGCTTTGACCGGCGACGTTCAGCGTGCCGCCCACGTACACGTTGCGCGGCCTGTTCGCTCCAGATGCCCCAATGTCATAGGTGTTGTCGGTATTAGCGAGCAGGTTGGTTCCGTTCGTCCAGCCAGGTGTGACCATGCTCGTGCCGAGGTAGAGGGTGCGCGGCCTGCTCGTGGCCGTCGCACCAATGTCGTAGGTGTTGTCCGGGGCAAACGTCAGGTTCTGCGTCAGCGGAAGGCTGAAGATGTTCCCGGCCGCACCCTGAGTCATGAGCTTGACCAGCACGTCCGTGCCGGTGTTCGGAATCACGCCCCCACTCTGCGTCCACTGCACCGGGACGCTGAACCAGCCTGTGTTATTCACGGCCGGACCAGTGACGTTGAACTGCACGTACCGCGTGCTGTCGGTCTTCTGCGACAGGCGTATCTGATCGCCAGACGCCATGACAGCAAACGCCTGAGAACGATCAACACCGTCCGTCGATCTCTTGTCGAAGTACAGCGTGGCCGTGCCGGAGGCCCAGGTACCTGTATTGGAACGAACCTGCTGAGCGTTCGGTGGCGTGGAGGTCACGTTGCTCCACGTCCATGTCTCCATGTACGCCGCGCCAATGGCACTCAGCAGTTGCTCGTTGCCCAGCGAATCGAGGGCGTACACGAGGTGATCTGCCTTGGGGTACACGAAGAGCGACCCCGCTGCCGGGATCACTGATGGGGTGACGATTTCGGCAAGCGATTGGTAGCCACCCAGATACATGTTGCGCGGCCTGGTTGCTCCAGATGCGCCAATGTCGTAGGTGTTATCCGGACTGAAGATCAATGGAGCCGTGAGCGTCGTAGTGCTGTGTATCGTGACGCCCCCGGCCACGTCCATCCCGCCCGCGAGGAACAGATTCCTGGGACGGTTCGCTCCTGCCGCGCCGATGTCGTAGGCGTTGTCCGTCCAAGTCAGGAGGTTGCCGGTTTGCCACTCGATCCGCCAGCGGTCGATGAAGTTGTTGCTGAAGATGATGTCGCCGCCACCGTTAGCCGTCAGGCGATAGGCGTGCGGCTGGCCCGTGCCGGCGTACTCGGTGCCCGTCTCGAAGATGCCGAACGACCAGCGGAAGAAGCCGCGCTCGTAGTTATTGACATCGGTGAAGGTGTTGTAGATGCGCAGCGCCTGGGCATTTGTGGTACGCCGCATAGCCAGCACATCGGCTGCGTCGCGGTACAGACGCACATCGTGTGTCGTCTGCCCCGGAGCACCGGATGCCCAACCCAGGAATGTCTGGCCGTTCAGCGTCAACCCTGAGCCGAGAGAAAAGAGCGCCACCGGGCTGCCTGACTGTGCCATCACCGGATAGCCCGTTTGGTTGAACAGACCCCCGTCAATGTTCATGAACCCGAGGCTGGGGACACCCGCACTGCCGTCCCCCGCCAGAAATGAGGTGCTGGCGTACACCGTGCGCGGATATGCGCCAGCCACGCCGATGTCCCAGGTGTTGGTGTCTGACGGCTGGAGATGGTTACTCGCGTTCACCAGCCAACTGGTCACACCGTTCCGCCCGAAGCGCACGCTGCCACCGCTGGCGTAGATGTTCACACCCCCCGAGCCGATCAGATTGATCGTGTTTGCACTGGGTGACCACAGCCCGGCGGCGGGCGAGTTGACGAAGCTGTAACTGGGCGCGGTCTGCAAGCCGTCCGGCGCGAGCAGCGGGAATGTCACGCCGCTGGTCTGTTGCAACGAATCGTGCGTGATGACCGCTGACACAGCCGTTCCGGCGACCCACGAGCGGGCCGTCTGATCGCCGTTGTAGGGTTCGACGGCCCGCGTGACCGTCAGACTGGCTGTCCCCTGACCACCGGTAACCCGTACCACCTCGAATGGCCCGTTGGTCGGATCTTGGCAGAGAACTGCCCGATACTCGCCGCCCGTCGGCCATTTCGACGCGTCACCAGCGGCAATCGGCAGGGTTGTCGACCCAGCGACGATATCGCTAGCTACCGTCGTCCGCAGCCCGTTGCCGGGCAAAATCTCAGCGATTGGAGTGGCCCCCTACCGAACTTTATGGAAGGTTAGTCTTCGTCAATCCTCGCTGACAGTCAGGGCCGAGGCCGCGAATCTCGGAATGTCACCCACGTTCATGACGGTGCTCGTGCAGTCACCCCAGTACAGCATGTTGCCTGTCGTGATTGCGTCCATGACCGCCCAGCCGACGACGGTGTAAGCCGACGTAGTGACTTGCGGAAAGGCAATCTCCGCGTTGTTCGCGATCTGGCTCGCGGTGCGCGTCCAACCCGCCGACGCAACAGCTTGACGCGCGTACGCCGAACCGGTCACTTCCGTACCGCCCGACGCGTCCGACGGTGTCGCGGTGAACAGTGCGACATACACCGTTGACAGAGCGGTCAGTGCTGGAGTTGCGCCGCCCTTAAACACATGATCCAACAATCGTTGCTCGAAGGCGTCTGTCTTGCTACCGGCCAATTGAGTTCTCCTTCTACGCTGGTGGGGGCGGTGGCCCGTTCGGGTCGAGCACGCTCATAAGACGCTGGACATAGCGTCGTAGCTCGACATCGACGGCGATGATCTGCGGCAAAGGTTGGTAATCAGCAGGTGACGAGCCGATGACCAGGCTGACGTTGTCGAAGACAAACGTGTATAGACCAATGCCTCCCAAGGCCACCGTGATGGGCTGCGCGCTACCAGATGGCAGAGCAGCAATCAGCCGTACGGTTTGCCAGTCGCCCGTACCATCCACTAACTGCGGCATCTGGTATGCCTGTTGGCCGAGAACGCCAATCGCCGCGTTAACCTGGCCGCCCGTCGGGGCCAGCACCTGAAACGACAACGCGACCGTCAAACCGTTGAGTGCGGTCACGTTAGGTGCAATCGTTTGGCCGATCAGGTTCACGTTCTGTGTCGTACCGGTGATCTGCGCGGCTAGCTGCGAACCAGCGGGCGCAGTAGACGCAACTTGTTGGACGCTGCCCGTTTCACCAAAGCGGTTGACCAGCACTGTCCAGCCGTCAGCCGCTACCTGATTGGGTTGGTCGAACGGACCTGGCCCGTTGCTCCAAAGTTCAAAGCCACCATTTACCAGCAGGTTTGGCCGCGAAAGCTCAAAGCCCATCACGTCGCTGCTCACACGCTGAATATCCTGAGGCAGGGTGCCTGGCGACATCGGTGTGGTAGGCGGCGTGGGAGCGTGCTGGTCGATCAATGCCTACGTACCTCGCACACTGTAGCTCACGATCACGCGTTCGCTGCCGCTGAAACTTGCCGCAAAGGTAAGTGCGGTGCCAACTACCGAATAGTGACCAGCGGCCAGCGACTGCACGACGCCATTACGGGCGACCATGATGATCGTTTCTGGCTGGTCTGTCAGCACGACACCAGTCGTGCTGGACGTTGGCACGAATTCCTCGGTTTCGATGCGCAGGTACAGGTGCTTGTCGAGATTGCTCTGAGTCAGAACAGCAGCGATGCCAGTTCCGGATGGCCAGGCGCGCGCAGTCTGGTCGCCGTGATACGGCTCGGCGGCGCGTTCGACACCCAGTGATGCTGACCCCTGACCCTTCACCACTTTGACCAGTTCCCAAGGACCACTAACTGGGTCTTGCCAGAGCACCGCACGATAATTGCCCGCCGTCGGCCAGTTGGGCGCGTCGGCTGTCTGAATGACCACGGTCGTCGCGCTATTGCTAATCGCCCCGTTGAGGGTGCTGGTCAAACCATTCTCCGGCAGGACTTCGATTTCGGTAACAAGGTCTTCGACCACCACTGAGTTGACCAGATGGTCGGGGAAAGTGCTGCCATCCCAGGCGCGAATGCCGAAATGACCTTCGGCGCTAAAGGACGTGTCGTTGATCGTGATGTACTGCACGTCGTTGACGATGGCGAACAGGGTTGATCCCAGGCAGCCTAATGTCAGCGTTGTCGGATCGCTAGGTGGTGAGGCTGGGATCGCGTCCCAGATCGACGTGTACGTGCCGCCGACCACGCGGAACATCTTCAGGTGCGGCGCATTTACGTCCAGCCAGGCCAAGTAGAAGTTATTCGCATCCACGTAGCGCATAACTACTCCCAAACCACCAGTGGACGACCACATGCTTCCAGTGCTGATATCCGCGGTTACCTTGTAGTTCGCACCGCCGAGTGAGGTCGTATTGATCGCGAGCGACTGATTGAGGAGCGTCGCGCGCATCCCACCGCTGACGATGTCAAAATTGCCTGTTACTTCGACCCAGTTACCGCCCAGCGTGGCAGAATCGGCGCGGGCAAAATCGTCGCGGAACAGTTCAGCCATCGACTAACTGGTAGGCGAAACGTAGGTGAACTCTTGGATTGTCACCAGAGCCCCCTGTTCCAGATCTACCTTGTCGATAACCAAGTTGGGATCATCCTCGTCGCCCGGCAACCCCACCGTACCGTCGAACACGACATATCCGTCCGCTCGCACCGTCCGGTACCAAACTGCCCGTCCGGTCAGAAGAGCGTAGGCACCAGGCATTCGCTTGGCGGTCCCGACACCATTAACTGGGTCGTCAAACGCCGGCGATTCGAACAGGAACTCGATCAGCTTCCGAGCCTCGCCAGGTGGTGACTCAGGGGAGGGCGGCATCGGGGCCGTGAAGATGATGAGCCTCCCGCCCGCTAAGAGACCACCCATAAGCTTGGTCTGCTCGTTTGCCGTGGTAGTCGAGTAGGCCAGGGGGCGCGGCATTATTCGGTTACCTCAACGACCCCCGTCATCCGTCCCTGATCGTCGCGCTCGATGATCTTGCGCGTCTTCGCTGGGGCCGACGGTGGGGCTTTTGAGGCGACGACCAATTCACGAACCTCTTTGGCTACGTCACGTAGGGCATCGGCCGCATCTCGGACTCGCTCGCCTTCCATGTCGGGCTCGATGAACTGCGCACGAGCGTCGAGGAGGCCCGCCCCCTCGGGAACCGCCGCATCCCAATCGCGCGTGATTCGGCGGCGATCACCTTCGTCGTAACCAACATCAGCCGGCACGTACGGAAGCGGCGTCCCAACGGGTTTATACGCTTCAGGTGGAGGCGTACCTGAAGGCTTCCCGTTGAGACGCCAATCTAAGCGTAATTCGGGCCAGTGAATGCCGAACACCTTCTTCGCCCGACTCGCGCCACTCTCCCCAGCTTCGCCACCAGTCTCGCCGTTTTCTACGGAGACCTTGTCCGAATTGGCACCAGCGGGTTCCATGTCGCCGCGCGGCGAGCCAGTTGTCGTCCCCGCGACAAACGAGTACGGCAGTTCGTTCGACGGGACCAGTCTGGGCTCTGGCGAGTCGGGCATGTGACCAGTTGTCTTTTCGGCTAGCTCTTCTTGGCCGATAACGCCCATCATCCAAAGTTTCGTCGCGTTGTCGATGGTCAGCCCTTCGGTCATCGCGTCGCGATACTTTTCGGCAGCACGTAGCTCCGAGAAGCGCCAGCGGCATTCGGCCGCTACACCTTGCGCTTCGCACGCGAGCGTTGCCCACTCGGACAGTTGCGCCTCGGACAGATGCTGGACCGCCTTGATGCCGGCGGCTTGTAGCTCCCATTGTCGGTTCGCGTTCGCCTCGGATTGGCCTTCGATAATGCCCATCAACAGCGGCATTGTCTTCAGGGCGCGGGCGAGTTCACGCTCCAGGGCGCGGATGAGCGGATCGATTCCGGCTAAAGCATCGGCCGACACTGCGCCGGTCGGCTTGTTCACGATGACTACATCGGTGTGAACGAACGCGCTGTCGGGTTCCAGGGCGGAATATGCCTTCTGGACTTCGATGATGGTCGCATCAACCCAGTTCTTCCACTGGATTGGGTCTTGCATGACGTTCGGCGGTGCGGCTTTACGGAGAGATTCGAGCGCAATCGCCAGGTCGTAGCGCGGGTAACCCTGCTGGGAGACAACCCGACGCAAGTCGGTGAGCAATCCGAGCAGGAACAACGCCGAGAAGATCGATGGCCCAGCGGGCGAGCGCCCGTACGGACTGGCCGGCGCAGGATCGATAGGAATGTACATAATCGTCTCGCGCGCCGAGAGATCGATCCACTCGCCTCTTTGAAACTGCCCGAGTAGCCAGACACGTCCGAGTGTCGGATCGTATCCCTGGCGAAACCGAGCGCTCCACGGATCGGGCGTAGCCAGATCGATAGCCATCGTTGCGGAGTCATCAAGTACCAACTCGGAAAAGAGTGCTCCACGAAGGTACGCCCCGAAGTGCAGGCGGCCGAGCGGAACATCGACCGAGCCATACCGCTTTCGGAGCTTGCGGAGCCATTCGTCTATAACAATCTGGCCTTTCGGAAGCGGCGTGTCCGTGCCAGGGCGATACGCGACACATTCCCAGCCGGGATTCATGAGGCGCAGGAAGTCCCATAACGCGCGGGAGACGTCAGGGCTCGCATCCGCCAGCACTTCGAGCAACCGGGAGGCGGGCATGAAGCGGATAGAGTCGGCGTCGAGGTCCAGCCTTC